AGGCGCTCAAGGATTGCAAGGGAGTCAGGGATCTCAAGGCAATCAGGGCTATCAGGGAAGCCAAGGCTCTCAGGGAAGCCAGGGTGCTCCGGGTACGGGAAGTCAGGGCTATCAGGGTAGCCAGGGATCGCAAGGTGCGCAGGGCTATCAGGGATCGCAAGGCTCGCAAGGCAACCAAGGGTATCAAGGCTCACAGGGGTCACGGGGCTATCAGGGATCGCAGGGAAGCCAGGGCAGCCAAGGGAGTCAAGGAGCGGGCGGCACCCTTACCGTGGGCTTCAACGACGCAACAAGCAACTACTCCATCCCGACTGGATACGGCCTGTTCTACTGCGGGGTCGGAGCAAGCGGCCTCACGATCACCTTGCCCACTCCGAGCGCCTGTGCCAATGGGGCGCTGATTACTGTCGTTAACTATGGCGCATATACTACGACGATTTCCGGCACGATCGGCAACCAAGGAAGTACCAGCTTTGTGTTATATGCGGTAAACGACTATGTGACATTCATCAACAATCAGAGCCAATGGTGCGTAATGGCAACCAGCGGGTCGCAGACGAGCGCCACAGGATCGGGAAATGCCGGTTGTACGACGGCTGGCTCATGGGTGCCCGGCAATACCGGAAGCCCCACATTGACGTTGGCGCCAGGAGTATACAACCTCGACGCCACGGTCACGGTGAAGACCGGGAGCAGTACAACCAATTATATCTATATTGCGCTCGGCTATCAGAACTCGAACTTCTATTCACAGGATGCCTCATTCCACAATACAAGTGCTGCTACCGGAATAGAGGTGACATTGCAGCTCACGGCTCGGCATGTGGTTGTCTCCTCGACAGTGACGTTGAACATTTATTATATTGTCGCGAATGGGTCGGATGGAACGGTGATCAACGGATCGTATACGACGATCTATGCTACGAGGATTGCCTAGCATGAAGCTCGACATGGGCTGTGGGCTTCAGAAGCGTGACGGCTTCATAGGCGTCGATCCCTACATCGAGACCGACTATCGCGTACCGATGTGGAAGGTGCCGTTGCCGGATGGGTGCGCGGACGAGATCGCGTCGTTCCACTCGCTTGAGCATGTGCCACAGGCACAGGTGATGCCCTGCCTGCGCGAATGGCACAGGCTCCTCGCTCCGGATGGCATGCTCACGATTGAGGTGCCCAACCTCGACTATGTCGCCTGGTACTGGCTCAACGGCTCGGATCGGGACTGGGCGCAACAACTCATGTTCGGCAATCAGCAGCACGAAGGCGAATTCCACGAATGCGGATTTTCGAAAGATGATTTAGCAAAAGTAATAATAGATGCAGGATTTGCTCTGCAAAATATTGGTATTGTTTGGGATTATAATCAGGAAAGCATTTTAGCGGTTGCGACGAAGGTGCAGGAATGAAGATAAGCATCTATACACCGACGAACGATTCCTCAAGGCTTCGGCAGGTATATGCCTCCATCGAGGATCAGGATTTTTACGAATGGATAATCCTCTACAACGGCGGCCAGAACAAGATCGGATTCAAGGATGATCGCGTAAAGGAGATAGTTCTCAAGGAGGATTCCGAGCAGTCGCATTACATCGGCTATCTGAAGGGGACCGCCTGCTCCTACGCCACGGGGAACGTCCTCTTGGAGCTCGATCACGACGATCTGCTCATGCCGGATGCGATCGAAAAGGTTGCAAAGGCCTTCGAGGATGAAAGTGTCGGCTTCGTCTATTCAAACGCCATTTTGATGACGGCCGATTTTGGGAAGGTTCCGCGCTACGACGAGCGTTACGGCTGGCGGTATCGGGAGATCGAGCACAAGGGGCACAAGCTCGACGAGCATCTGCACTTCGATCCGTCGCCCGCCATGATGAGCCGGATCACCTTCGCGCCGAATCACCTGCGGGCCTTCCGCCGCTCGGTCTATGAGTCGGTGGGCGGCTACAATCGCGGGATGCGCGTGCTCGACGACGAGGACCTGATGTGCCGGATATATCTCGCCGCGAGGACCGTGCATATCGATGAGGGCCTCTACATCTACGTCGTCCACGGGAACAATTCCTGGCTCAAGCCCGAGATCAATGCGGAAATCCAGAGCAACGTGCTCAGGCTGCATGATCAGTATATCGAGCCCATGGCCTTGAAGTGGGCGCGGGAAAGTGGATTGCGCTGCCTGGACCTCGGAGGCCGGCTCTTTGCAAAAGAGGGGTATGAGACGGTCGACCTTCGCGCTGCCGACATAACCGCGGACCTGAATCTCACCTGGCCGTTCAAGGACGGCAGCGTCGGCGTAGTCAGGGCTTACGACGTCTTCGAGCACCTCAAGAGTCCGATCCATACGATGATGGAGCTCCACCGGATCCTTGCGCCCGGCGGTTACGCCTTCATCCAGGTACCCTCGACGGACGGCCGCGGCGCATTCCAGGACCCGACGCACATTTCCTGGTGGAATCAGAATTCGTTCCTCTACTACACGACGAAGGACAAGAACAGGTTCATCAATTGTCCGGTCCGCTTCCAGGCCATGAGACTCTACACGACCGAAAAGAACAACGAGCAGGTCTGCTGGACGCTTGCGCATCTCCTCAAGATCGATCCGGCTTCCCGGACGCCGGGGGAAGTATGCATATGACCGTCAGCATATTCACGCCGACCCATGATTCCCGCTGGCTTGTGGAAGCCTACGAATCGATCAAGGACCAGGACTTCGACGAGTGGGTCATTCTTTATACGCACGGTGCGACGCAAATAGATTTCGGCGACAAGCGCGTCAAGGGCTGGGTCCTCGATGAGGCGCCTGAGAGCGTCGGATTCGCCAAGAATTTTTGCTGCTATCATGCGGCTGGCGATATCCTCCTGGAGCTCGATCACGACGATCTGCTCATGCCGGATGCAGTTCAAGAAGTACGCCGGGCCTTTGAGCGAGACCATTCAGTCGGGTATGTCTATTCGGATTACCTGACCTGCACGACCGATTTCCAGAAGACCATGCGCATGCGCGAAGAAGAGGGCTGGATTTTTCGGGAAGTCGAATTCAAAGGCCACAGGATCGAGGAGGTCGTTTCCTTCGATCAGACGCCCTATACGATCGTCAAGGGCTGGTTCAGCCCGATCCATCTGCGTGCATTCCGCAGCGACGCATACAAGGCGGTCTGCGGCCACAATCCCAACCTGAAGAGCCTCGATGACCTCGATCTCTCTTGCAAGCTCTACTGCGCAACGAAGCTGAAGCACATCCAAAGAAGTCTCTATGTCTACCGGATGCATGAGTCGAATCTCTCGTTCTCGCGGACCTATGCCGATTATGCCGGATCGCATTTCCTTGGCATCCACGATCGCTATCTCCTCCCCGCGGCCGTGAAATGGGCGAAGACTTATCGGCTGGCAATCAGGGACTTGGGACAAAATCTCGAAGGACAATGGAACGTTCAGGACGATTCGGTCGGTGTGCTCCGCGCCTTCAACGTCTTTCAGTTCGCCGCGGATCCCGTTCACGTGATGCTCGAGGCGTATCGCGTTCTCGCGCCGGGCGGCTATCTATTCGTGTGGGTGCCCTCCACCGATGGTCCGGACGGGTTTGCTGATCCTTCGGCGCTTTCGCACTGGAACGAGAATTCATTCCTCTATTACACGACCGTCGAGAAAAACAGATATATCGACTGCCCGGTAAGGTTCCAGGAAGTCAGGCGCTACACGAGGGACGGGACGGCATTCGCCTGCCTCATGAAGATGGACGACAAGGCCCGAAGGGCAGGGAGAATCCTGATATGATGACCCTGCTGCTCAATACTGCCGGGAATCCGGTCAGCTTCAATCTTGCCAACTACAATCTGCAATTCACGCAGGGAAACATTCAATGGCTCGCGCAGAAATTGAAGATTCGGCTTTCGATGGTTCTGGGAGAATGGTACCTCGACTCCACGATCGGGCTTCCGTATTTTTCGATCATTTTCCAGAAAGGCGCGAACCAGGCCATGATCAACGCGTTGTTTACCGCGGCCATCCTTGGCTGCCCGGGGGTCGCGAGCCTGGAACAGATGAGCCTTTCGGTGGTGCCCTATCCGAACGGATCCGGCTCATTCCCGCGCGGGCAGATACAAGGGAGCTTCACCGTGCAGGCAGAATCAGGCGAAATCGTCGAGGTGAGCTATGAGTAGCGATGTTACTTCGAATACCTACGGCGTGACCCTTTCCGGCTTCGTCATCAAGCCGCTTCAGCAAATCGTCAGCGAACTGGAGGCGGCAGCGCAGGCGATCTGGGGCGCGAATGTGGACCTCGACGCGGATTCGCCGATCGGTCAGATGATCGGCAACCAGGCGGCCCGCGAATATCAGCAATGGGAGCTTGCGCAGGCGGTCTACAATTCGATAAATCCGAACATGGCCGAAGGAGCAGCGCTCGATCGGGATTGCGCCCTCGTCAATGTGCAGCGGCTCTCGGCATCCGCAACGACCGCGACGGTGGCCCTCTATGGAACGGCCGGAACCGCGATAGCCGCGGGCGACATCCTCAGCCAGAGCGGAACCGGGATCACCTTCGTGCTGCAATCCGCCGTCACCATAGCGCTCACGTCGCTTCTTTCCGTTCAGCTCAACGTCGTCACGGTCTCTTCCGGGCACACATATACCTTTTACCTCAACGGCTACGTCGTTCAGTATACCGCCGGAGGATCCGATACCGCTGCGACGATCGCCGCGGCCCTTATCAGCGCGGCCAATGCGCTTTCGCAGACGATCACGATCACCAATCTCGGAAGCGGCAGCTTCTCGATGGTCGCGAGCGATGGACAGACCGCATTCGCAATTACATCGCTCGATTCGGATATGACGGCGACGAATCTTGCGTCTCCGGGAGTCTACGCCTGCACACAGACGGGCCCGATTGCCTGTCCGATCGGCTCACTCAATACGATCGGCACTCCGGTCACTGGTCGGACGTCGGTCTCGAATCTCGCGGCGGGCTCGCTCGGATCGAATGCTGAGAGCGATACGGCTCTCCGCATCCGCAGGCCGATCGCGCTCTTCGGCGGCCTTGCAACGGACGACGCGATCGCCACGGCGCTTCTCAACAACGTTGCCGGGGTGACATACGCGAAGACGACGAGCAATCGGACGAGCAGCGCTGATGGACTCGGCCGGCCTGCGCATTCCTTCGAAGTCGTCGTCATGGGCGGTCTCAATTCCGCCATCGCCGAGCAAATATGGAACAGCATGCCGTCGGGTATCCAGCCATGGGGAAATGCGAGCGGCGGCGTGACTGTGACGATCGTCGACAGCACGGGGACGAATCAGACGATCCAGTTCTCGCGGCCCATCCCGCAATACATCTGGCTCAATATTACGACGGCGCCGGATTCTTCGGGAACTCGTCCGGCCAACTATCAGAGTCTTATCAAGAATGCCATCGTCGCCTGGGGGCAAGCACTCGGTGTCGGCGCCAACGTGAAGCTGTGGGCGATCAATGCGCCGATCGCGGCGATTCCTGGTCTCGATTCGGTTATCATCCAAATGGCGGCAACCTCTACCTTGGTCGCTCCAGGCTCCTATGGCACGAGCGATATCACCATCACGAGCGAGCAGATTTCCCTGTGGTCCGCTGCGCAGATACTGGTGGATGGGAGCTAGTATGGGCGTGCCGGTTCAGATTCCCGACTATTCGATCTTCAATCATCCACCCACCATGATCGGCTTTTTCGAGGGCTCCGATCTTCAGGCATGGCTCAACGCCTGCGCCGTCCAGGATGACGAGATCGAGCAGGTTTTCATGGATATCCTGACGCAATGCAACCTTGGGACCGCACAAGGCGCGCAACTTGATCTTCTCGGTGTCATTCTCGGACTTGCGCGAAACGGACTCGATGATGCCGGCTATCAAGTCATGCTTTTTCTCCAGGCGGCGATCAATCAAATCTCGGGCACTCCGGAGTCAATCATCGATGCCATGACGACCATTCTTGGATTGTCCACGGTTACCTATATTCCCTTGTGGCCTGCCGTTCCTGCGGCGTTCGCCCTCTTGGGCTCAAGCGCGCTCGAACCTGCCGTCGATTATGCGCTCAACGATAATCTGGGCGATGCGATCGTCGACAATCTTGGAGATCAAATCGTTGTTGGATCCTTTTTCGGGATCAATCCGACAACCGTTGCCGAACTGGTTCCTTCCGGCGTGACGGCATATTTCGGCGACTTACTTTATGACAATTCGGGCGACCAGATGGTCGATAACAACGGAAATTCTCTCATGATAATTTGGTGACGGAGGTATTTGATGGCGACCACAAAAACCCTGAGCCAGCTTCCCGCGGCTGGAGCCAGCGCTTCAACCGATATCCTTCACGTTTCGCAATCAGGCGTCGACGCACAGCTCCCACTCTCCCAGCTCGCGGCCTGGATTCTCGATCAATCTCCCGAGGCGGGAACCGTCGCGCAGATCACTGGAACGACAACGATCAGCGCCTCGCCGCCGAAGAACCAGAACATCCTCGCCGTGCTCGCAAGCGCCGGCTACACGGTGACGCTGCCTTCGATAACGTCCTCGAATATACCGATGCGGCTGGTCATCGTCTATTCGGGAAGCGCAGGGTACAAGCTCATTATCTCCGGGCTCAACAACAACGGCGGCGCGCTCAATCTCTACAACAATGGCGACTGCGCGGTCATCGAGGCGATTCAGACCGGGGCCGGGACCTACGGCTGGCAGCTTGTCTCTTCCGTCGTGAACGACACCATTTCCACTTCGACCTCGCTCACGCTTTCGAATAACGATGCGATCCGAAAAATAATCTTTACGACCGGCTCAAATGCCTTGACGCTGACCTTCCCGGCGATGTCCTCGCTCCTCGGCAATAGATACAACATCGAGAAAGCCGATTCCGGATCGGGCACGGTGACGATCACGCCGAACGGATCGGATACCTTGAGCGGACTCGCCACGATCGCACTCGCGAAGCAATATGCATCCTGCGAAATCGTCGCGGCAGCGAGCGGACTAGGTCTCGTCACGGCGGTTCATAACGTGGGCTGGATCACGGCGCTTCTCGCCAACCTCGGCACGAACTGGGCGACCATCTTCGGGACGGCGGCCGGATTCACAAGCGCCGGCGCGCTCTGGTACTCCTCTTCGGGCGCGGGAGGCTCGGACGGCAATGCGGGCACGGCGCCGGCCCCGAAGCGCGCCGTCAGTTCACTCGGTACCACGGGCGCCATAGCCAACGGAACGAACGATTCCGACTACCTCGTAACTGCGGCGATAACGATTACGCTCCCCTTGGCCAGCTCCGTGCAGAGCGGAACCCGATTCACATTCTTCAACGGCAACGTACAGACTGTCACGATATCAGCGAACTCGAATGATTATTTTGGCGCATACAATGGAGGCGTCAAGGGCGGCTCGTTCTATCTGTACAACACGGGTGACTATGTTACGGTCGAGTATTCCACCTCGCTCGGCTGCTGGTTCGTCGTGGCGACGAACGGGCCGGTCATTACCTTGACGCAGTCCCATGCAAACACGGCGTTCTCCACTACGGGCGCATGGACCGCATGGCCGGCTTCCGAGTTCCAGCAAACCATAGCGCCCGGCGTTTATGATATCGACCTGGACGTAAGCTGCGTTTGCGTGGTTTCCGCGTCACTGGCGTTGGGGCTGGGCGTCTCCGGGAGCAACCCGCTTTCAGCTCGCGCCTATACGCTGGACTCGAACGCGGCCAATACGACGTTGCCGTTCCATCTTTCCCTCCGCGGAGTTGCCGTCTCGGCATCCGAGATGATGCAGCCGTTGTATTACAGCAGTTCCGGATCCAATACGACCAACTATGACGCAACCAAGGACATAGGCGTCATGACGATCCGCAGGATTGCGTAGGAGGCGACATGCTCGGACCGAAAACGCTTTTCGA